AAGAATTTCTCGCTTCATTGACATCTTTTGTTCATAAGCATTCATATACAACGCCAATTCGTCAAATGATTTTGAAATGACAGGTTGTAAAACTTCTGAGCAAAATTTATCCATAAATTTAATAGTATCTTCTACAGGTTTATTTGGACAAGCCACCTCAACTATTTTCTCTAATGTTAAATAACAGGAATCTGTATCTTGGTATATGTCATAAGTCACATTTTCAGTTTTTAATGCCTTATTCATATAAGCATTCAATCTATTAGATACCCATCTTATAGATAATTGACCGGATAGGGTGATACCTTCAGCCATTCTCAAATCATAATATCGGAAATGTTTATTAGCCAATGCTCCATATAAACTATTCAATAGAATCTTTAATGCCATTTGGAGATTATCCAACCTGCTAATCTCTTTGCTTAGTTCTATAGTCTTATTATTCTCGTATTCCTGTTCCAAATTCAGCATCTTCCTCTTATTAAAAGACCTTTCATTGTACATAGATTCCATGAGTTCTGGTAAGAATCCTCTCTTATCCTTACGATAACTCCAGCCATTAGCAGTCAAGGAATAGTTAAGTTCCTTTATAACTGAGGTGTCACATTCCTGATTGAGCAAACTCTCCACATTACAAGGAATTCTCATAGTGTTCATAGTTTCAGGAGAAATATTATAATTCATTATTAAATGAGGATACAAAGATGCCAAGTCAAATGAAGCAACATTTTTATAGAACCCTGGAAGAGGTTCTTTTACATAAGCACCTTCTATATGGTCAGTGCTATTAGAATATGCCTGTTGAGGAATAACGATATGTCTATCTTTAAGATGGTTGTATATAATAGTATCCCATAGACCTACAGGAGAAAATACATCATCGTAGTTGACCTTAGCCATATAAGCAATAGTAATCGCTAACTCCAACAATTTCATCTTGTCTTCAAGTCTATCTACCAAAACGGTATCCTGAATATTATATTCCACAAATAAGTCTGGGTAGTCTTGATAGAAATCTTTAAATGTCTCGCCAGGATTCTCTAACTTACGCTCACCAAGTTCAACAAACGCAATGTGGTTTAACTTATAAGACTCTTGATTAGAGTAGGTAAACTTCTTATATAAATCAAGATAATCTAATATTGCTACCCCATTTATGATATAAGCTGGATGTTGTTTACCATTAATATAAATTGCTTTCTCTTTTACCTTATTCCAAGGCGATAGTTTCTTTACAGCATCTTCGCCTAATACATTTGTTATACGATTAACCAGATAAGGAATATCAAACATATTAATGTTCCATCCAGTAATAATATCGGGAAAATTATAAGACCAGAAAATCAAGAATTCTTTTAATAAATTAGCTTCACTATTACATCTAATATAATTAACATCAGACTTATCATGTTTCCAATCGTGTAATCCAAATGTTGTAATTTGTTTAGTAGTAGCATCCATCAATGTTATTAACTGAATTTTTTCATTAGCCAATGATACATTAGGAAATCCATACTCTGTTTCGGTTTCAATGTCTATTGAATATGTCTTTATATTACTACTATCAAATAGAATTTCTTTGGGATAGGTATCGGAAATATATTGTCTGGCATAATTAGTATTGCCATATATGTCAAATTTTTCTACATTTTCATAGAGTTTTACAAACTCTCTTGTCTCGCTTATAGTTCCAGGTTTTATCTCTTCAACACTGTCGCCTTGTAGGGTCTTCCATTCAGAGTTGGTTTTGTTTGAATTGACATATAAAGTAGGCAAGAATTCTTCCTTTCTCTGAAATCTCCCACCGTTCTTAACACCTCGTATTAAAATACTATTACCAATAGTCAGTACGTTTGTATAAAAATCTGTCATATTTTCTCTTTGCCTTGTGTTAGCATCAGTACATCCAAACAGCAATCATGGTACGGAAGGTGTTTAGGCACCATTTCTTTGTTGAAATCTGGATTATCAACATCACAGTATCCGTTAGATGAACCATAGAGAATATCTATTGCTGTTCTAACATCTCTCCAAATATAATACTCTGTAATATAAGGTTTGTCAACTGATTTACACAAAGAATCTATGACAACTTGATCCAGTGACCCTCTAGCCCACATTATCTGCTCTCTAGGTTTTTCGTATTGATTCATATATTGAACAATCTTATCAATACCTTCCTCGGCTGAATAGTCATCTGGTTTAGGTTTGACACTTTGACTACGAACATACTCTGCCTGTTTACTCCACCATTCCATGGTATCTTTACTTGAGGTTCGTTTTAATCGTTTAATTTGATCTACAGCGTTGAACTTGACAAATAGAGTTCTATCAAGATATTGTTGGTAGGATAATTTTTCTTTACCGTCAAAATATACGATGGCGGCACTTAGAACTACTGCCGATGATTCTGTATCAAGGGTTTCTATATCAAAACAAAACATAACGATTCCTATTAATTGATGATTTAATTATTATACTATCAATTGTAGTAGAAATCAAGTCCTATACTTACATAAAACTTTGAAAGCTAACATAATATCCTTATCTGATAGCATGTTATCATAGTGAGATGATAGAACTTCCTCTGTCATATCGCCAATATTATTTTCATGGATCATAATAGATCGTGCAGTTTTCAAATGTGTTAGGGACAACCAATGCTGCGAAACTTCACCGGACCAAGCATTATTAATCATATTTCTACCACTGTAGTTGTAGTTACTGATTCAATTTTAATATATGCTTCTCTGAGAACTTCACAATCATTTTCACCAACCCACTTACCAGTTGATGATAGAGTTGGTAAAGAATACTTATTAATTGATTCTACAACTATGGCATATTCTCTTTCACCAGCTAAATTTATTCTTTCTTCTGCCCAGAATTCATATCCTATTAAACTAGCATACCAATAGGAATCTAAGGCTGCTTTTGTAATTTTTATCTTATAACCTTTCATTTTTCTACCTCTTTTTAAGAATTTATATGTTATTATAAAACAAATCCTTCACAATGTCAATATTATTTTTCAAAGTTATCGGAATTACATAGACTTGGAGTAGATGAAAACATAGAACATGGGTTCTCTGAAGATACCCATATGTTGATATATACAAAGATAATTATTGCTAAGAGAATTAACGGGATAGCTTTCATTGATGTACCTTGATCAGTTACATGCGAAATATCTATTTATACTTCCAATCTTTGATTTTTACTTGTAGGAAGTTATCTGGATGCCATCTATTCATTATGAAGTGTAACCTAGTCTCATAACATTCTCGCATTATTGGATCTTTCATCTTTGCGAATGCTTCTCTCAGTTCACTTAATGTTCTATTAGTGATATTGATACCTGGAAAAGGATAGGATTGTATAACCCTAATACCATTATCAGTTTCAACATCTCTTATTAAAACATCTACCCATGGTATTAATTTCATTTCAAATCATCTTCAGTAAAATCCACATCTACATCAGCCATAAACAATTCAATTATCTCTAAGCCTTCAAGAATATCATCACTTGAAGCTTCAGGATATAATGACCACAATTTATTCTGACCAAATGATTTTAATTCTTCATATGTAAAATCTTTACTTTCACTTACATGCCATAAAGATAATACTTGTTGTTCTTTGGGTAAAGCTTCAGTATTACTATTATAAAATGAATACCAATTGGAAGTTGACCATCTTGAATACGACATTTACTATCTCCTCATTCTTGCAATTTCGGTTGCGGTTTCTTTAGAAAATACAGGCTGTAAACACGACTTATGGAGAACAGCAATACCAATTAACCTATCACCAGTGTATTTGGTTGTTTCTATTTTATTGGTTGAACCAACATTAGTGTTTAAAGAAGGTATATTCTTTGTCTCTCTAACAACTGGCTTGGTTGGAGTAAACTCTTTGAACTTTTTCTTTGTTACCTTTTGATATGGATTAATACCCAACTTCTTAAGGTGTTCCTCATATTTTAGTTCTTCCGCTTGCCAACCTGGTTTGCGTTTAGGTTTACTTCTAGGCACTCTTGCATAAATCATAGTGTTGACTTGTATGATTTACGACTATAAAGTTTCTTAGATTTAACAACCTGCATTTTAAATCTAGGAGTTCTTAGTGCTTTTGCTACTGGACTTTTCATAATTCTCCTTTAATATCTAATATCTTTTTCAATTTTTCTATTCTATCCATTTCATAATCATAGAACACCAAGGCCACTGAATAATTCGTCCATTCTAATCTTGGTGTGGAATCACCCATAAAACAGGACAATCTATTAAACCGCCTCATATTATTTGAAGCAAGTTCAGCCTGTTTCATGGTGGTTCTAACTGAGCCAAAATCTATTTCAGAATCAGTTGTGTCTTTACACTTACCGCCTGGCCCTGTTTGATATACTTTATCATCAAAAACATTACCAGTGGTTCCAACAATAAAATCGCCTTTATCTGGTTGCCAGTCTTCTAATTCCATTTTATTCAATTTATCTTGTAACCTTTTATTTTCGGCTGTGAAAGCGGTAATATAATTCAAGTTATATTCAATTTCCTGTTTAATTGTTTCTATATCATTCATATGATCACAACTCATTTTTTAATATTATTATCAAATTGGACCCGTTGGAAAGTATTCCATAGATTTACTAATGCATATTTTGGGCTAATAAATCCAACAAGGATAATTGCTAATCCAAATACAACAATAAAGATTCGTTCTAAGAAAAACTTAATAATCATATTCATAATTTGCACCTTCAATTCTCAGATTAACGACTTCAACAAAATCCTTTAATCTTGCTATATGATAACTGGTGCTATTGGAATCTATTTTCAAAGAGATTTGCTTTAATAAATCGGTATATACTACTTTTTCTTCTTTCGTCATTTCATTCATAATTCACCAAATTGTTTAATAGTTTCTTCCCAAGAGGTATGCCATATTGCAGGACTCTTTTTATCTCTCCATTCAATAATATTGCTTAGTGTATCATCAATCAATAAACTATCTGGTCTAGCATATAATTGTTTCAATTGTTTTCCTGGAACAAATACAGCAGGGTAATCAATCTTGTATTCCTTTAACCATATCTCTTTTTGCCTAGATACTTCTACAAGGTATTTCTCTTGTGCAGTAGAGGATAATAACTTTATTTCATAGTCATCTTCAATGCTTCTCAAGAAATGGATTGCTTCATCAAAATCTGGCATAGGTTCAAGTGTAGCAAAATGACCATCCATAATGAATTCATCAAATCTTCTTTTGTATTCCTTCTTTTCTTTACCCTTACTAGGATAATCTATTTCAGGACATTCCTTAAACATAGAAATGAATTGCTTTCTAAAATCACATAGAACGCCATCCATATCTACCCATATTGTTTTAATCATAATTTATATCTATCCTTCATAGAAAATACCAATGGAACTTTTATAGCACATTCTTCCTTCTGTTGCTTCTTAAAATCTCTATATGACCATTTGATAGGTAACACAATACAATAGTAAACTGCGCCAATTACTATAGTCGATAGCACATAAATTGCTAACCATTTATCATATGGATTAGGAAGAAACACTACGGAAAAGCAAGCAACACAGTGAAACATTAAATACACATAATAATAGTTAAAATTCTTAAACATCCACTTCACAAAATCAATCTTGTCGCTCATTATATCTCCTAACACGTACCAGTTAAATATATTCTTCTATATACAATATAGTTATTAGCAACTATCACAAATACAATAGCCATTATACACGAAATAACTAATTCGCCCGTTATAATTAAAATAAATAATGAACTAACTATTAAAAACATCAAAATAAAATCCATAATATAAACTATAAAAGTCTTCATTTTACCTCTTCTTCTGTATTAATACATTTTGCAATTTTAATCTTTTTATAATTGCCTACATCTGTTTTCTGAATCAATGCTGCTTCACAATCTACAGCATTAGGATATTCTATGGCTTGCATATCACCTGAGAACATAATCAATAATAACAAATACATTAGATGTTCCTCGCATAAAGACCAAAGTAAAAAGACACAAATCCTAATACAAACCAAACAGCAGGTTGAACTCCGGGGTCAAATTGATTTGCTTCAACATATAATATTGAACCAACCATCATTAATGCGCCAATAACTAAACGAATTAAACCTTTCATGTTAAACTCCTAATACGAGGCTAACAGCAACATAAAAAACACCAAAAGTAACTGCCATTAATATTGTTTTAATTTCGTTTTTCATAATATATTTCTCTCATTTCTCAAAAAGTAAGACTCATTATAAACGATTGTATATAATATGTCAACTATTATTTCCATGTATTATGACAATCCTATAAAAATTAATAATGATATTGATACAAAACATACAGCAGATAAAGCAACAATAATGTCGTGCATCTTTTCTAATTTGATTTCATCTACAACAGCCAAACTATTTCTGGCTCTCCAAGACTTTTCTACTAATTTATTATTGTCAAGCATACTTTGGTTGTAGTCTTCGTATGTAACCCAATATCCTTCTGGTGCTTCTACCATAGGCATAGGGATGCCATCGTGATTATATCTCTTCATTGGTTATTATATCCTGTATATAGGCTAGCTGGTCTTCTAAATGCTCTTTATATGAATAAAGCAATTGTGGTCTATCTATTGATTCAGCAATCTTCTCAAAGTCTCCTGTACCATCACCATGATAGTAATATCTATCATCATGTACACTTATTGAACTAATAAAAATATTAAGAGTAGTCATTATGAATACTCCAGTAGGATGTCCTCAAACGGTACAATTGTTACGGTTAATAGTCCAACATTAAAATCAGAATATCGTTCGATAAAGACTAATAGTTCTTTCATATGATCTTCATCTAATTTAATGGTCTGAGATAATATCATATTATCTCTACTAAACAACCAATCAGGTAACTGTGGGTGATATTCAATTAATTGTATATGTTTTTGAATGGTTAGTTTCATTAATCCAGGGACCTCATTTCGCTTAAATTGTAAATTTTATCCTTGACAAATACCATTAATCCTATATTTGTACGGTATATTTTAAAGTGGTCTAAAGTCAAATATTCATATGTAAATCCAGCACCTACAACCAAACCAAGAATAATTCCTGATATTGTAGATAGTAGAATTGTTTTAATTGCATTAGTTGTTGATTTTTGAATTGCCATTATCTATTCCTCAAACGGGTTAATATATCCGTTACATCTTCATTAGTTTTCATCATTGTATATAGAATTTTAGTAGAAATAGCAATATACTCGGCTTGTTCCTCGGGAGTCAACAAATCGTGTTTTTGAATTTCTGCCAACTCTTCATATCTTTTAATGTTCATTTTTCATCATCCAATAAGGTGTAACAAGGAAAAAGTTTAGGTAATGCCAATACAACATTATAGTTCTTGTATTTCAATGATTCATTTAGTTCCATTGAACGAACTTCGCATTCATATTTACCACCTCGCCAATCACTTTCAAGTTTGGCTTGTTTTAGTGATTCTTCTTCATTGTCAAATGCACCGACTACATAACTATGTGATTCCCTATCACCGAAACGATAGGCTGTAACTACATAAATTAACATTGTTGTATT